GATGTGAGCGTGCCGCTGAACTGCTGCGCTCTGTGGTTGGTGACCTCCTGGATGAGAGAGCGATTGACTGGACAGAGTGGCAATTGAGCGCACAGCGGTGGCTGCGGGATGCGGGGATGCACCCAGTTTAGTGGAAAAACAATGACAGATTTTAATCCAGCGGCAAAACTCGTCCGGACCGAAGACCTCCTGAACCTTCTACTGCTCCGTATCCCTCTGAAAGAGTGCGCGGAACGTATGCGCGTGTCATATCAAACGATCCGTAAATACGCTTCCGAACCAGAGTTTTTGGACAGTTTGCGGAACTTATCACAAAGTATTTACGCGGACGTTATCGAAACATTACGAACGGAGAGAAAAACATTGCAACAGCGAATGCTAGAGGCAAGTGATCGAGCGCTGGAAAGGCTGGAAACTCTTGTCCAAAGTACCCAAGAAGGCATCGCGCTCAAAGCATGCGATTCAATCCTCGACCGAAATTCAGAGACAGCCCGTAATCGACGGATTGAGGGAGACATTCACGCGCGATACACAATCGACCCAATCACGCTCCAACACGCCGCGCTTACCGCCCGAGAGCTTGAATTGCCTGGCACAGTTGAGAGAGACGCTTCAAACCTTAGAGAGGGAAGTGAATAACCTCCCCAACTGGCACGCGGGGTTGGAGCTGGCGCGGTTGGAGTGTAAGGCACTTGCAGAAATATTGGTGATACTTGATCAACAACCTCGATAACAGTGCGATAATGATGTTGGCAGAGCAAGGTCGTGCTGACGAGCTGCTCGACACCCTCCGCGAGAAGTGCTTGTCGCCGAACGGCGGGTTGTACTACTTCACCAAGGTGGTATTGGGATATAAGGATTTAGTGCCCCACTACCACTTGCCGTTCGCCAATTTAATTCAAAGCTCGATCCCGCAGCGCAGAAGGGGGTACCTCCGGCCGCGCGGGCATTTTAAATCAACATTAATGAAGGCGTACCCGATCTGGAGGTGGTGCGGTGGAGGGTTACAACCCAACGATAATCGAGATCCCCGTAATTTGCGTTTCCTTATTGTTGGGGAAAGCGATACTGTCGCGCAGAAAGACGTACGAGACCCAACGTGGCACATCGAAAACAACGGGCTGTTACGCGCGTTGTTCCCCCAAATCGTGCCGCCCGACTTTAACCGAGTAGTTTGGCGAGACGACGAAATCGAGATTAACCGTCCTAACTCATTCGACGAGCCCTCGTTGAAGAGCGTAGGGGTTGGAGCTAAAGTAACCGGCTTTCACTTCGACTGCATTATTTACGAGGATATAATCGGTGAAAAAGCCGCCAAATCGGAGGCGGTCATGAAGGAAGCCGAAAACTGGTTTATCTACGCGGCAGGCCTCGCGAACGACCCCTCAACAATCGAAGAAATCATGATCGGCACGAGGTGGAGACACGGCACGAAGGACCTGTACGGCTACATCATGAACGAACTCCCGTACACGGAAACCCCAGAGACGAGGTCTGGATTTGTGTGGGATGTAGAAGGATGTTATGACGAGAATGGCGATGTTAGGTTCTGGCCGAGATTTACGAAAGAAATCTTGCAAGAAATCCGGAAACGTGAGAGGGAATATAAATTCTCATGCCAATACCTCAACGATCCATCCGCGCCAGAAGGATCAAAATTTACCGAAGCGATGGTAAAGACGTTCCATATTGAGGTGGATCCATTGGATGGGAAACGAGATCTGATCGTGCCGAACGACGGGACAAGCTCTGTTAAACTCAAAAATCTTGCGCGGATCAGTTTTAACGACCCTTCGTCGGGTGGTAACTCCGCGAAGTGTGAGCACGCGATCTGTTGTTTGGGTACGGACAGTAGAGGGCGTAAGTTCGCGTTTAAAATCTGGTCCGCCAACGTTGGGTTTAGAATTGCTGCCGAAGAATGGTTTAAACTAAACGACCAATTCATGACCTGGCCGAACTATTTCGAAGCGTGTGGAGCTCACAAAGAGCTGGGTACGGTCATTATGTTGAGGCAGAGCGAGACCGAATGTGGTATCTGCAAGAAAAAACACAGACGTTTGAGCCCCGAGCCGATCCAACCTCCAGGGGGGATCACAAACAAAGAGGATCGCATTTTGACATTCTGTCAGGCGGATTTTGAAGACGGTAAAATTTACATTCACGAAAACGATATAAAAACGAGAAACCAAATCCTCCAATTCCCATATGGGGATATGGTTGATCGTCTTGACGCGCTTGCTTACGCTTGTCACTTCTCCCGACGGCCGCATACGGTCGAGGAGATTGAGGTGGAGACAAAACGGCGGGAGGATGCGCGGAACCTTAACATGCAGCGGACCTCTCAAACGTACGAGGTCGGAGGGTATATTTAATGGCACGTAAAATGGTGAAGGTACCAGCTTCAAGGGCTGGTGCGCGAGCTGCGCGGAAAGCGCGTAAGAAGGGCAAGGAGTAATAACGGATCTTGACTAACTTGGTCCAACCACCGAATAGCCACGCATTGGCATTACCGGGGGACCCTATCTGCGGGGTACCCGGAACGCAGAGTTATGCCAGCCGTGTATTCGCGCGGATCCCGGTCGCAACGCAACCGGTGGTTGGTTCTGGTTGGTCAAGATCCGCGGATTATAAGATGCGGAGCGAAACGGGTCCACGGCGCAGTGGCCGGCCAGCACACAACCCACGGTCGCACAACCCACGGTCGTGTGAGGCCAAATGATCAACATGGTGCCCGTAACGGGCGTTAGTGACGAGAACTTGCAGAAACTGCAAAACTTCTGCAATGACAAGTTCTGGGCGTCCGTAACAGCGCGCAATAACCAAGTACAGGGCATGTACCAGCGCTGGCTCGACAACTACGCCGGTAAACCGTTACAGACCGTACGAACTACCCCGTTCTATAAGGCGAGCAACTTTGTACCTCAGCTCATCCGTATGCATACGGATATATTGTCTGCCCGTATTTTGGGCCTTATATTCGGTACCAAACCGTTATGGAGACCCCGTACACTCGTCCAAGGCCAAGTAGCAAACGATCACTTACTGGCGTTGGGGGAGTGGATGGAAGGGATCTGCATGAATGGGATCGAATTTTACGAACCGATCGACACCACAATCTTTTTAACCTGCAAAACAGGTACTCAAGTCATAAAGAGTGTGTGGGCGAACGACAGTATCTGGGCGGGCGGGCGGGAAGGGCCTGTGGAAGTGCGCGAGGAAGGGTTGGAGTTCGATGTGGTTCCCTTTGACGATTTTTTTCCTTACCCGATCACTGCGCGAACTTCGCGCCAAACAATCTGTAACTTCCACCGGCTTAGGTTTGCTAAAGAAGAGGTCGAGTACCGAAAATCTCTACGTATCTGGGATGAGCGGGCTAGTGAACTTTTACTACGCTTGGCCGGACGAACAAGTGAGGGTAACCCTCGTGACGCTGCCGCGAATCAGGCCGGTATCTCACTAACGGTGGACGTAATAAGGCCTTTTACCGTAATCGAGGGCTGGGTGCGATATGAACTGGAACCTGGGAAAATGTATAGTCTCGTCGTCACGTTCAATCCATACTCGCGTACGCGCGATGGTATTCTACGACTGGTTCATGATTGGACCCCACGAGCCCAGGGTGTGTTTACCGACTTCCGTTTCATGCCGCGGGAGAATCTTTACTGGGGCTACTCCATTCCCGAAATACTGGAACAATCCCAAGAAGAACAAGCTCAAATCCACAACGGGAGGCGTGACGCAAACTTAATCTGCAACGTGCCGGGGTGGAAGAAAAAGCGGTTAGCTGATGTGGGGAACCCCGGCACAGAGTGGTACCCAGGCAAAGTGTTTGAGCTTGATCAAATGGATGATTTGGATGTTCTCGCGTACCCCACTAACTACAACAGTCTTATCGAGGAAGAGAACGCGCTCCTCCAGTTAGCGGAACGGTACACCGGCATTTCGCCCGCGATGCAGGGGTTTGGATCAGGCCAAACGGGGAGGCGCGGCACGTACAGCAGTATGGGTACGATGGCGTTACTGAGTGAGGGAAACAAACGGCTTGACATTTTTACACGACGAGTCCGACGACCGTTTCATTGCATTGGTAGCCAAATCTTTACAAATTACAGGGACTTCAAAAGCGATGCACCCGAATGGGAACAATACGGACAAACAGGTGAACTCCTCAAGCAGCTCTTCAACCTCACCGAACCCGACGGATTTAGGGGATTTTTCTTCGATATCGGAGCGAGCGAGGCTAGCGCGAATAAAGAGGTGGATCGACAAAATTTACTCCTCATGGCCAATACTATGGCTGCGTATTATAAAGAAATCATGGGCCTTATCCCTATGGTCGTCCAAGCTCCGCCTGGTTCGCCTTTCCAAGAGCTTGGACTCCAAATCCTCGACGGTGCGCGAGACCTTGCGAACCGAATCTTGTTCAGCTTCGATGTATTCGACCGAACCAAAATGCTCCCCGACGTGCGAGCCGTACTGGGTGGAGGAAGACCTGGACAACCTCAACAGACTGGTCCCCCTAACCAAATGGGAATGCCACCAGCTGAGAGTGCTGTTTCAGGAGCAAACTTACAAAATATGGCGCAATCAATTGGTCAAATCACGGGCGGTGCTGGTAGGCAAGCTGGCGCAGGCGCGGGGGTTGGAGCTGGCGGAATTATGTGATTTACAAGGCCAACTCCACATGCTGAGAGTCGTACTAAACCTGCCGAACGAGGTAGAGAAACAGTTGCAAACGTTGTTAGAAGCCGAGGAGCGAAATGCCAGATCAACCAGTGTTCGGTAGTGAAGATCGTGTGAGGCAGAACAACCTCCCAACCGAGCTTACGAACGAAAAAGATCCGCAAAAGATCGCCGCGTATTATCAAGCGAGAGAGGCGAGGCTGCGCGAGGAGTTTCGTGCAAACCCAGAACGAGAACGCACCTCAGTTCAGATCGAACAGCGCGTCGACAACCGTCCTGTACAACCGGGCCAGTTAACGCAATCCGAGATGGTGGCTGCGCGCAACACGCTGGTGCAGATGGCGCGTAACGGCGCCATGCAAAACAAACGTTACTGGGCACGGTTGAGCGATCAAATCGAAACAATCATGGCGCAACAACCAGTAGAGAACCAAATCGATCTAAACGTGTGGGCAACCGCTTACAACTCGCTCGTGGGCGCGAACTTGGATCGGTTGCTGCGCGAGGATGCGGAGGCCGCTCAAAATGCCGAACAAGTCCGCATTACGAGTGAGCGGTCAAACGCTCCGCCCGGGCAGGAACCTACCCCCGCACCGTTACCCGTTGAGGTGACGGGAAAGATACTGCCCGGGCTCAACATTAGTGAAACGCAATACAGAGCGGCGCAACAAAACATTGCGAAAGGCGTGTGGCCGCTAACCGCTGACAACACCACAGGCAAGCGTTTATTGATCGGCGGAGGTGAAAAATAATGCCAGCACAGCCTGAGCCAAAACGCGAAGTAGGCACAACCGTAATCCAAACAGTATCTGGCACAAGCCAGAAAACGTTAAACGAATCGGAACGTAAGGCTCGCTACGCTGAGCTAAGATCACGCTTGGGTCAACCACGTTTGAAGGTGGTGGGGAACCCTGCAAAGCACTATTTCTGGGCACACCGATCTGACTCACAAGAGCTCGATAGGTTAGACCTAATCGGTTATAACATCGTTAGGGAACCGAACGCGGAGAACGTACTCGCGGGTAAAGCAAAACCTGCGGTGAGCGCGGGCGGGTTACGGAACGACGGTACATACGTGCTTGGAGATGTGATTTTAATGGAGTGTGATCAGGATATTTACGAGTTCTTAATGATGGAGAACGAAGAGCGCGCAAACAACATGTTGAACGCGGCTCGCGACAACTTCCTGATCGAGGCTGAAAAGGCAGGCGCACCTACGTTTGAGGTAGACAAACAAAAGGTAGGAGGAAAATAATGCCAGCATCGTTGAACGTTGCAGCTCCGATATATCCGCTCAAAGTGCTGATTGGTGGTACAGCGCAAGCGGTACAACGTAGACTGCCTGAGCTGGCCGGGCAAACGTTTTTACAAGGTGTGCCCGTCCAGGTCCAAACGACAACCGGTTTTATCCAAGAAACCCCCGCAATCACGAGTGTCGCGACGGCGATCATCGCAGGTTTTTCGACCGAACCCGCGAGCAACTTACTTAATTCGGGCGTCGCTAAAACACTGACCCAACAGGGCCACCCGCCCTTCCAAACCTTCGCGGTCTTCATCCCCGTTGGAGCGTGGCCGAACGATGGTGCTATCGGGTTGCATCAAGCTGTCGACAGCACGGTCTTTATCGGGATTGTTGGGCACGGGAACGATAACGACCAAGCAAAGATCGCTCAAACAGATCTGGGCGCGATCTTCGGCCTAACAAAAGATCTGGGGAACATGTTCTGGTACATCGACAAAGCGAAGACAACCGCGGCGGCAGGAGCGGTAGCCCAAATAACGGACTTACTCGATCCTGTCGGTACTTTAAACGGACGCGTGGGTTTTAAAGTACTCCACGCAGCGTGCCAGCTCGCTGGCCTATAAGGAGACGAAATGCCAGTTACAAGAGGGCAGTTCGGCCAATTATTGGCGGCTGGGCTGTTCAGCGTTATTTATGAAGATTTAGCGATGCACCCTGAAGAGTTCCCTGAATTCTTCAATATTTTCAGCACAACGAAAGCATACGAGGAAGATCAGTTGGTGGCGGGTCTAGCTCAAGTGCCAACGAAACCTGAGGGTGAGGCACTTAAGCTCGACCAACCGATCCAGGGCGGCTCATTACGTTACCAGCCGGTCAGTTATGGGTTGGGCTTTCAAGTGACGCGTGAAATGTGGGATGACGACCAGTACGGTATTATGAAGAAGGTCAGTTCGGACTTTGGAGGTTCGATACGGCAAACCATCGAGTCAGGAGCAGCATCGGTATTAAATTTGTCCTTTACGACCCAACGAACGATCGATGGCGTGTCGTTCATCAACACGGCACACCCGTTACTGGGTGGTGGGGTTTACTCGAACCAGAGTGCCACGAATGTCGCCTTCAGTACTACCGGCATGCAGGAACTCATTATTTTGTTCGAGAAGATGGTGAACGAGCGTGGTCTGTTAAAAATGATGGTCCCGGAGGATGTGTGGTTACCAGTCGATTTGCAATTCAAAGCTGGTGAAATTTTGCACAGTTCGTATAAACCGTACACGGGCAATAACGAGATTAACGTGATGCAGGGGCGTTTACTACCCCGCGTTAACCACTTCTTCAGCAGTACGACGGCTTGGTGGATCGCGAGCCGGAAGAGTGATCACACGTTGAAGTACTTTTGGAGAATCATGCCGGAATTCGATAGTCAAGATGACTTCTTCACAAAAGGTGCGTCGTTTTCAGTTTACTTTAGATTCGTGCCAGGGGTAACGTACTGGCACGGAGT